AGAAAAGCAAATACAAGATGCTAAAACAAAAGCTGATCTCGAAAATTTAATGAAACAAAGGATTGCAGAAAAAGACAAAGAACTTGCTGATTGGAAAAGCAAAGTTAAAACAATCAACGTAGATAATTCTATTTTATCTTTAGCTTCAAAAAATAATGCTATAGCTCCTGATCAAGTAGTTTCTTTATTGAAAAATGAAGTTAATTATAATGATGATGGAAGAATAGAGGTACTTGATAATAATAAAAATATTAGGTATAATCCTAAAGGAGAACTACTTACGATTGAAGAAAGAGTAAAAGAGTTTTTAGATGCTAACCCACATTTCCGTAAAGGGTCTGCGTCTGGTTCAGGAAGCCAGAGTAGTGTCGAGGGGAAAACTGTAAAACCTTTTAATATTCAGGACTTAGATATGAGCAAGGCGGAAGATCGTCAAAAGTATGCGGAGTACCGTAAACAAAGAGATTCTGCTCCTGTTCAGATAAATTTAACAAATAAATAATAAGGTAAATAAAAATGGCAAACGAAAGCACAAGTTCTACGCTATCGGAACTATACACAGAGATAGTGGCAGAAGCATTGTTCGTAGCAAGTGAGAGATCAATCATGAGACCGCTTGTAAGAAACTATGCTGTAACTGGTGGTGGAAAGTCAGTTGAAGTACCAATTTACTCTGCTGTATCTGCGGCAGACGTATCAGAAGCAACTGATTTATCTAACACAGCAATAGACCCAACTTCAAAAACAATTACTTGTACTGAACATGGGATAATGACAACTCTAACTGATCTAGGAAGAAATGCGGCTCCAAGAAATGTAGCGGCAGACATTGGAAGATTATTTGGTGAAGCTATTGCAAAAAAAATAGACACAGACTTAACAGCTTTGTTCGGTGGTTTTTCAACTACTGTTGGTGATGCTTCAACTGCGTTGTCAGCATCGTCAATATTCCAAGCAGTAGCAAAACTAAGAGCTAATGCAGTTCCAGGTGATAACCTATCAGCGGTATTTCATCCGCAAGTAGCATTCGATCTAAAATCTGGTCTTACAAATACATTTGCTAACCCAAATCCAGGTGTTGGTAATGAGATTTTAAGATCAAGTTTAGTAGGTCAAATCGCTGGAGTAAATATATTTGAAACTTCAAATATGGCTGACTCATCAGGAAATAATCCAGGTACTACAGGAGATTACAAAGGTGCTGTATTCCACCCTGATGCATTAGGATTAGCAATGATGCAAGACTTGAAAATCGAAACTCAAAGAGATGCAAGTTTAAGAGCTGACGAAATTGTAGCAACTGCAGTATATGGTGTTGGAGAACTTAACGACACTAATGGTTGTGAAATCGAAGCAGACTCATCAATCCAATAATAATTGGATACTTTGTGAGGGTGGGAGACTGCCCTCACATCTAATAAGGAGAAGATTATGGATATAAGATTAACAAATGGAAAAAAAATAATCGTTAAAGAAAAAAAATATTATGAAGCTAACATAGCTCATTTTGAAAGAAATGGTTTCTTTCCTGTTGATGGTGTAAAAAAAGAAATAAAAAAAGCAACAGTAAAAGACATAGCTTCTAAAGTCGTACAACTTAAACCAAAGAGAAAAAAAAATGTTAAAAAAACTAAAAAAAAAGATTAAAGCAATATTTAATTGGCTAATGGGTATTAGATAATGGCAAATTTTACAGGAGCTAATGTTATCACTACATCTGACGTTTTAAAATATCAACCTGATGCTTTTGATTTTGGTATTTCTACTACTGCTACTGAAACAGTAAATTTTCTTGCACAAACAACTAATGACATTTTAAGAGAGTTAAGAATACGTTGGTTTCCAACTTATAAAACAAATGTCTATACAGATATTACAGTTTTAAATACAGTAGAGATGGAAAACACAAAAGTAAATCTAGATCAGTTTGAAAGAGCTGGTGTTTATTTATTTCTTGGGAGATTCTACTTACCAGCATTAACTAAATTTAGACCAGAAGCAGATAAAGATAGATTTGAAAGAATGGCTGAATATTACATGGGAGAATACAATAAAGAATTTAGATCAATACTTGAAGATGGTGTAGAGTATGATTCAACAGCAGACGGAACTATAGTTTCTAATGAAAGAGAGCCTTTACATGGTTATCGAAGATTAAATAGATAATGGCTTTAGAATTAAAAGTAACTTCAAATGTTAGAAAAGTTCAAGCACGTTACGTAAAATTCTTACATAGATTTCCAAGAATAATACAACAAGGTTTAGATCAAGCTGGTGAACAATTAAAAACAATTATTGTAAAAAGAACTGAGTTAGGAAAAGATCAAGATGGTAAAAAGTTTGTAGGATATTCTCCAGCTTATGCAGAATTGAAAGGTAAAACTACAGTAGATCTAGAGGATACAAATCAAATGTTACAAAGTATTTCTTCTAAAGTCGTATCAAGAAATAAAGCTCAAGTTTTTTTTAGATCACAAAGAGAAGCTACTAAAGGATTATTTCATCAAAAAGGTATGGGTAACTTACCTAAAAGAAAATTTTTTGGTTTTAACAAAAAGACAGAAAAAGTGATACAAAGGACCTACGAAAATTTTTTAAAAAAAGAAATTAGAAGATTAGGAATATGAGTACAAGAGAAGACATTGCATCGAATTTAGTTACTGTTATAGGTAGCATATCTAGTCCTAGTGTTAGAAAAGTAACAAGACAACCTTTTGAACTAGATGAATTATCACAAGCACAATATCCAGCAGTACTGATTCAAACAATAGAAGAAACAAAAGAAGATCAAGAAATAGGTAGCGGTGCAAAAACAAGGATATGTACTTTAGAATTTGGAATAACAGGATACGTCAAAGGTAGTGAAAGTAATATTGATACAGCTAGAAATAATTTGGCTTCTGCTATCGAAACTGCACTTGAAACTGATATTACGAGAAATGGAAATGCACTAGACACAGAGGTAATCTCTATTGAAACTGATGCTGGTAGTTTATTTCCATACGGAGCTGTACTAATTACAGTCCGTGTGATATATGAACATCAAGCGGCAACCCCATAGGATAAATTATGAAATTACAAAAAATACTTGATAAAATTAAAAAAAAGATAGATCAAATAGAAAAACTTCACGATAAAGAAAGTTTGCTTTGCGAAGAAGTAAAAGATTTGGTAGAAGAAGCAGAAGATAATCAATCTGACGAAGAATGGGAAGATGAAGAAGAACAAACTTTTGAAGATGATGAAGATGAAGATATTGACGAAGATGAAGAAAACTAATATAAATAATTAATTACAAGGAGAAAAAATATGGCAGTACATCATGGTAAAGAGGGTGAAGTAGTAGTTGGTGGTTCAGCAGTTGGAGAACTTGTTTCATTCACTTTAGAAACTACAGGAGATGTTGTTGAAAGTACAAAAATGGCTGATGCCGCAAAAACTTTTATTGCTGGCAGAACATCTTTTTCTGGAAGTTTAGAAATGCACTTTGACGAAGCAGATAGTGTACAAACACAATTAACTGCTGGAGCAAGTATAACTTTTAAATTATTACCAGAGGGAAGTTCAACAGGCGACAGAAAATTTGAGGGTGCAAGTGTTATTACAGGAATGTCTGTATCACAACCTTTAGATGGAATCGTTACAAGATCAGTAACTTTTCAAGGAACAGGTGCTTTAACAATAGGAACTGAATAATAATTTATGTCAATATTAGACAGAGCCAAATCTCACTTTGAGAATATTGGAGTACAATCTATCGAAGTTCCAGAATGGAAAGACGAAGATGGAAAGCCTACTGTTTTATTTTGGAATCCTATTAATCTGTACGAGAAAAATAAACTATTTAAAAAATCTGATAACATGACAGACGTCAGCATATTAGCTGACATTGTTGTTATGAAGTCTTTAGACAAAGATGGAAAAAAGATTTTTAAACTAGAAGATAAAATGGATTTACTTACTAAGGTAGATTCAGATGTATTATCTCGGATAGCAACTGCTATGATTCAAGTAGTTCCTCCTGATGAAGTAAAAAAAAACTAAAATTTGATCCTCAAATTAGAAATTTACTTATTGTCGCTGATAGGTTAAAAATATCTCTAACTACTCTTTTACAAATGGAAGAGTGGGAATATAATCATTGGTTAGCATATATTTCATTAGAAAATGATGAACACAATGCACAAACCAATAAAGTAAGGTAACGATGGCACAAAATTTAGTACTTAACATTCTAGCAAAAGATAAAACTAGACAGGCTTTCGCTGGTGTTAGATCAGGATTAGCAAATTTGAAAAGTGCTGTTTTTTCAGTTCAATCTGCATTAGTTGGTATTGGTGGTGGTTTAGTAGTTAAATCAATTTTAGACGTTGGATCAAACGTAGAACAATTAAGGTTAAGATTTGCATTTTTATTTAAAGGTGTCAAAGAGGGTGATAAAGCATTTAAAGGTTTAATTGACTTTGCTTCTAAAGTTCCTTTCACGTTAGAAGAAATACAGGCTGGTGCTGGTAATCTAGCAGTAGTTACAAAAAATGCAGACGAGCTTAACGAAATATTAAAACTAACAGGAAACATAGCTTCGGTTACAGGATTAGATTTTAGAACAACAGCAGAACAAATTCAAAGATCATTTTCATCTGGTATTGGTAGTGCAGATTTATTTAGAGAAAGAGGTGTAAGAGCTTTATTAGGATTCCAAGCTGGAGCAGTAGTTACAGTAGAAGAAACAAAAAAAAGATTCAGAGAATTATTTGGAGAGGGTGGAGAGTTTGAAAAAGCAACAGAAGTATTATCAACTACTTTTGCTGGTACTCTTTCGATGCTATCAGACAAATTATTTAAATTTAGATTAGAAACTGCACAAGCTGGATTTTTCGATTTCGTCAAACAAGGTTTGGTAGAAGTAAATAAATTGATCGAAGATAATTCAGAAGTTTTAGCAAATGTTGGTCAAAGTTTAAGTCAAGGTTTAATAACAGCAACAAAAGAAATAATTATTGGTGCGGCTGTAATAATAGAAGCACTTAAACCAGTATTTTCTTTTGTAGTAAATTCTATCGGTAATCTTTTTGATTTCTTACAAACTTTACCAGACACAGTAAGGACCTTTGGTATTATTGGTTTCTTAATGTTAGGTGGAAAAGGTAAATTATTAGTTTTAGCAATAGGTGGTTTCTTAGATGAAATAAGATTTAAACTAGGACAATTTTTAGAGCAGTTTGCAGAGTTTAATCAAAAAATATTAGATACAAGAAAAAGTTTAAAATTAGTTAGTAAAGAGGGTTTTGAAAAAATAAAAAAACAAAATGAAGATATTTTAGCGATAGCTGAAAGACTAAAAAAACCAATAAATGATTTAAAAAATGAGGTACAAGAAACAGATGATGGCTTAGGCTCTATGACAAAAGAGCTTAGAAAATTTTTAGATACACTTGAAGCTAAAGCATTAATATCAAAGAAACAAGTTGAAGAACTTTTAAACAAATTAAAAGGATCAACAGAAGAAACAAAAAATTTTGGAGTAGAGCTAGATAAAGTTGCAGAGGGTGTTTTAGAAACTATAAAAAAAGATGTAGAAAGTATTAATCAAACTATCGCTAAAGGTATAGTTGGTGGAATAAAAAGTTTTTCAAGAGGAGTTGCAGAATCAATAGTTTTAGGAAAAGATTTGGAAAATACTATGAAACAAATAGGACAAAGAATTTTAATAGAAGTATTAGCAACCTTTATACAATTTATTATACAGCAAAAGATATTAAATAAATTTAAAAAAGATGAACTTAATACAAATAAAAATATAGAGTCATCTTTAAAAAGACAAATAGCATTACAAGCAATTTTAATGGCTATGGGTGGCGGTGGCGGTGGTGGACTACCTTTCTTTCATAAAGGTGGTGCAGTATCAAAAGGCAAACCAATTATTGTAGGTGAAAGAGGACCTGAGCTTTTTGTTCCTAATGCAACAGGACAGATAACCCAGAGTGCAAGAGGTACAGGCGGTGGACCTGTTAATGTTAATTTTAATATTACTACTGTTGACGCAAGATCATTCGACCAATTACTAGTACAAAGACGTGGAACTATTTCTAGAATAATCAATGAATCTGTCAATGAAAGAGGAAGAGAGGCTTTAATATAATGGCTGGTGCATTTCCAATATCAACTGCGGCTTTCAGAGTAGCAACAATTAAAAGTAATCAAAAAACTTTAATATCTAAATCTGCAAGTGGTAAAAAATTTTCAAGACAATTAGATGGTCAAAAATTTGCATTTACAGCAGATATTATTACAGGAAAAAGATCAGATATATATGGAGAGCTTATGGCTTTTATAATTAAACAACGATCAGGAAATGAAAATTTTACAATCGTACCACCAGAAATATCATCAACTAGAGGAACAGAAACAGGAACTATATTAGTTAATGGTGCACATAGTGCTGGGGATACAACAATAGATATTGATGGACATGCTGGAGATGGAGCTGGAAGATTTAAAAGCGGTGATCTAATAAAATTTGCTTCGCATGATAAAGTCTATATGATAGTTGCAGATGTAACTAGTTCATCGAATGCAAGTACAATAACTATTGAGCCACCATTAAGGAGTGCTTTAGCAGACAATGAAGCAGTAACTTATAACAATGTACCTTTCACAGTATATTTAATTAATGATATGCAAGAGTTCGGTCAAGTAGGTGCAGATAAAGATGGGAATGTGTTATACAAGTTTGAATTGGATGTCGAAGAAGCTCTATAATGGTAAAATATCTGGTAAGACATTGGATAAATGTTGATGTTATAGCTGAAAAAGTTGTCGATGAAACAGAAATAAATACTAAAACAAATGATTTAGGAAAGCATAATATCCCTGATGGAAGTTTTAGTTTTGTTATGATAAAAGATAGTGAGAAAATAAATAGAACAACTTACGAGATATATGACGAGAAACTTAACGACAGCTCTAAAAAATGAATTAGCAACAAATGTATTAAGACCAGTACATTTAATTACTTTTGGTTTTTCTACACCTCAAAATATTACTGATTGCTCTTTTGATTTAACAAGTTCTGTATCTGGTAGTTCAGTAACTTATACTTCGACAGGGTTTTTACAAGGTGTATCTCAATTTACTGAAGAAGTAGGTATAACTAAATCATCTTTAAGACTTGGTATATCTGGTGTTAATCAATCTTTTCTTTCAATAACTTTAAATGAAAATGTTATTAATGATTCAGTAAAAGTATTTAGAGGTATGTTAGATGGTAATAATGCAATTATCTCTGATCCTTTTTTACTTTATGATGGACACATAGATAAATTCGAAATTACTGAAACAGAAGAAGAAACAGATATAATATATACAATCGTTTCGCATTGGGCAGATTTCGATAAAGTGAACGGAAGAAAAACTAATCCAAACTCACAACAAAAATTTTTTTCAACAGATGTAGGAATGGAGTTTTCAGCATTAACAGTACAAGATATTAAATGGGGTAGAGAGTAATGCAAATAAGAACTTGGAAAAAAGAAGATATAAAACCTTTAATAAAACTTTGTGAGATAATGTGGTCTGAAAGTAAATTTAAAGATATTCCTTTTAGCGAAGAAAGATTACAAAAACAATTTGACTATCTGTTAAAAAATGATTTCAAAGGTACAGGATTTGTTGCTGTTAAAGATAATGAAATAATAGGAGCTATGGTTGTAATGTTATCAAAATATTTTTTTAGTAATGAAATTTTTTGTTTTGATTTAGGTTTGTTTATCAATCCAAGCAATAGAGGTAGTATAATGTTACCAATAAAACTTATAAAAAAATCTGAGGAATGGGCTAAATCTAAAGGTGCAATAGAATTTAGACCAGCTTCTAGTGTTGGTGTAAGAATAGAAAAAGTAAAAAAATTATACAATTTTCTAAAGTTTGATACAGTAGGGAATGTATTTAATAAAAGGTTATAGTTATGTGTCCAAATCCATTAGATATAGTAGATGATGCAGTTGATTTCATTATGGATATTGTCGAAAAGGCAATAGGGTGGTTAATAGATATACCAGAAATACCAGACTTTGGTGATAGCGATTTTGATCAGTTCGAAAAAGGTATCCTAGTAAATAAACAATCAAACGATGCTTCAATACCGATTTGCTATGGAGAAAGATTACTCGGTGGCACTAGGATATTTATAGAAACTAGTGGTACTGATAATCGTTACTTATACGTAGCTCTTGTTTTGTGTGAGGGTGAAATAAACTCAATAGAAGAAATAAGAGTAGATGATAAAGTTGTTACTTTTGATGGTGCATTAACAGATGGTACTGAAAGAGATGTTGCTTCAAGTGATTCTAATTTTTTTAAAGCAGATCCAAACGTAGAGGGTTCAAGTGCTGAATCTTTAATTAAATTACAGGCTTTTTTTGGTTCAGATGGTCAATCAGCTTCAAGTTTGTTATCAACTTTATCTAGCTGGACTTCTAATCATAAACTTTCTGGGATAGCATATTTAGCGGCACGTTTTACTTGGAATCAAGATGCATTTTCTAGCATACCTAAATTACAAGCTAAAATAAAAGGTAAAAAAATAGTTACTTTGAACTCATCATTAGTTGAATCAAGTCCAACATATTCTACTAATCCAGCTTTTTGTATTTTAGATTTTTTAAGAAATGAAAGATACGGTAAAGGAATACCAACAGCAAATATAGATCTACAAAGTTTTCGAGATGCTTCACAAGTTTGTATAACACAAGTAACTCCATATAGCGGTGCAAGTGATATAAACATATTCGATACTAATGCAGTTCTAGATACATCAAAAAAAGTTATTGAAAATGTAAGAGAGTTAATACAAGGGTGTAGAGGATTTTTACCTTATTCAAGCGGTAAGTATAAACTAATAATAGAGACAACAGGATCAGCTAGTATAACTTTAACAGAAGATGATATATTTGGTGGTATAAAATTAGAAAGTGAACATAAAAATAATAAATACAATAGAGTTATAGCATCATTCATAAATCCAGATCGTAATTTTCAAGTAGATCAGGTCCAATTTCCTCCGATTAATGAAACAAGTCTTGCAACAGCAGATAAACACGCAACAATGAAAACTGAAGATGGTGGATTTTTATTAGAGGGAAAATTTGATTTCAAAACAATCACAAGTCCGTACCAAGCAGAAGAGATGGCTGAGATTATTTTAAGACGTTCTAGGCAAGGTAAAAGAATAACAATTAATGCAAGTGCTAAAGCATATGACTTAGCCATAGGAGATATTGTTAATATTACCCACAGCTCACTTGGATTTTCAGCTAAACCATTTAGAGTTATGGGTGCAACGTTTAATCAAGATTACACTATGGGATTAGCTTTAATAGAACACCAAGACAGCATTTATTCATGGGCTTCTAAAATAGTACAACCTAATATTCCAACAACAAACTTGCCTAATCCTTTTTCAATTACACCGCCTACATCTTTAACTTTAGATGATGACATGATTGAATATTCAGATGGTACAGTAATAACAAGATTACTAATAACAGTAGGAGCTTCTGCTGATAGATTTGTAGAGGGTTATGAAGTACAAATAAAACAAACTTTAGATAAAGATGGTAATGCTGTAACACAAGATTATAAATTAGTTGGTGAGGGAAAAACTTTAGATTATCAGGTCCTAAATGTAATTGATGGTGCTACGTATCAAGTTAGAGTTCGTGCAAAAAATGCTTTAAACGTTAGGTCAACATTTATTTCTTCAACTCGTACCGTAATTGGTGCAACAGACACTCCGTCAGATGTTTCAGATTTTAATATTTCAATGGTAGGTTCAAATCAAATGTCTTTAAATTGGACTGCGGTAGATGATTTAGATATTGAGTTTTATGAGATCAGATATTCTATGGGATCAGGTACTACAGCTTGGTTTAATACATCTCCATTAGTTCAAGTTCCTAGAAGAAAATCTAATAGTGTAATTGTAAATGCACTAAAACCACCATTTAATTTGTATATAAAAGCTGTCGATAAACTTGGCAATGAATCAGCAAATCCAGCCCTTATAACTTCAAGTGTTATTGCTTTACAGGCATTTGAAGATATTTCATCGATACAAGAGGAAACAGCATTTTCTGGAACTTTTACAAATACTTTTAAAGGTGAAGATAAAAATAATAATCCAGCAGTAACTTTAGATACGATAACACTCTTTGATGCGAGGTCTGGAAATTTTGACGATGCAGACAGTAGTGGTTTTTTCTTTGATACAGGCGGTTTAGCAAATAATATAACTAGCTCTGGAAATTATGTTTTTGCAAATAGTTTTTCTTTAGATGCTATTTATGATGCAACTTTCCAAGTAGAGTTGACTATGGAATCTGATGACCCATATGACTTATTCGATTCAGGTCGAGGTGCTTCTCTCTTTGATTCTGCAAAAGCTCCATTCGATGGTAATGCTCCAACAAATAATAATGCAATAATACAAATAGGTGCAGACGACACAGCATTATCAAATATATCTACTTTTACGACAGTAGCTCAACAAGGAACTTTTAAAGGTAGATTTTTTAAATTTAGAACTGTATTATCTTCTGCTAATAATAATGCTAGACCTTTTATTACAGGATTGAAAGCTAGACTAGTTTTAGAAAAAAGAACAGAAACAGGAGATGATGTAGCTTCTGGTACAAGTACAAAATCAGTAACTTTTACAAATGGTTTTTTCCAGATACCAAATATTACTGTAACAGGACAGGACCTTGCTTCTGGAGATTTCTTTGTCATAAGCAATAAATCAAAAACAGGCTTTGACATTGTATTTAAAAATAGTAGTAATAGTATTATTAACAAAACTTTTGATTTTAGTGCTAGAGGTGTGGGCTTGAAAAATTAATCAAAAAGGAGTATAAAAACTTATGTCACAAGTAACAGATGTAACCTTAGCAAACCAAGCATTCGGAACTTTTAGATCTGAACTCAATTCTATTTTAAGTGCTTTAAATACTGCACATATAGGTAGTTCAGCTCCAGGATCAGTAGCAACAGGAACTATTTGGGTGGATAATGGAACATCAGGAAAATTGAAAGTTAAAATAAATGATGGTACTGATAATGTAGAATTATTTGAAATAGATATATCTTCAAATGCGATTACTAGCAGTATGTCAACTACAGGAACAATAACAGAAACTGATCCAAATGCTTTACCATTAGCTTTGGCATTAGGATAGGAGATTAAATGGCAAATACTTTTAAACAAATTAATTTCGCAGCAGAGCCTAATTCTGCTGGAACACCTTACGTTATATACACAACAGCTTCATCAACTACTACAGTAATTATTGGTTTGATGCTTACTAATATCCATACAACATCTGTTACAACAGAAGTTGAGTTAGTATCTACAACAGCAAATAGAGGTGGTGCAAATAACGTAACAAATGGAACTTCCTTTTTAGTAAAAGATGTTAGTATACCAAATGGCTCAACATTAGAACTTTTAACAGGCGGTAAAGTTGTTATGGAAGCTGGAGATGCACTTAGAATAGATTGTTCTGTTGCAGATAAACTTTCAGGCTCATTATCGGTTTTAGAAATAACATAGGAAATCAAATGCCTTATATCGGTGCAACTCCAACTTCAATACCATTAACAGCAACAGATATTCCTGATTTACCAGCAACAAAAATTACATCAGGAACTTTCCCAGCTTTGAACGGAAGCAACTTAACTAATATTGATGCTGGAAAAATTTTGCAAGTTGTTCAAGGGTCAAGTGATTCTGTTATATCGCAAACAGGAAATGGCGGAACAAGATATGATGTAACAGGATTGAGTGCCTCTATAACACCATCAGCAACATCAAGTAAAGTTTTAGTTACCGCACAAGTTCATTTTAATAATGCTTCAAGTGAACAATGGAAAGGCTATATTGTAAGAGGATCAACAGATATTGGAGTTTCTACTGCATCATCATCATCAACCGCAACATTTCCATTAGGTAGTATGGCAAACACAAATAATTATTGGTTAAGCACAACTTCTGCTACTATTTTAGATTCACCAAATACAACAAGTTCAACTACTTATAAAGTCGGATACGAGGTTTTATCAGGTTCTACTTTTACATTGTTTATAAATAAACCATCAAGAAACACATCAACAGATGTTGCGGTAACATCATTTTTGACATTAATGGAGATAGGTGCATGATTCATAATTTAATCCATCTAGCTATTTTAAAAATAAATCCTGATGCTCGTTTTCAAATTATAGATAATGATACTAATAAAATTACTTGGACAGATGACACAACACCTATTTCTAAATCTGAAATAGAATCTAAATTAATCGAAGTACAAGCTGAATATGATGCTGAAGAATATAAAAGAAATAGAAAAGCAGAATATCCATTAATAGAAGATCAGTTAGACGAAATTTATCATAATGGAATAGATGGTTGGAAAAAAAAAATAAAAGCTGTTAAGGACAAATACCCAAAAGGATAATTTATGGCATATATAGGAAAAGAACCAACAGTAGGAAATTTTCAAGTTTGTGATGCAATTAGTGTAGTCAATGGACAAGCGGCATACACTTTACAAGTATCATCAACTAATGTAGTGCCAGAATCAGCTAATCACATGTTAGTATCTTTGAATGGTATATTACAAAAACCCAACTCATCATTTACAGTATCAGGTTCAACAATAACTTTTGCATCTAATCTGGCAACAGGAGATGTCATTGACTTCGTCATGCTACTTGGTTCAGTTTTGAATATTGGCACTCCGTCCGATTCTACAGTAACAAATGCTAAAACTAATTTTGTAACCACATCATCTGCGGCTGGGTTGCAGATTAAAGGAGATAGTACAACTGCTGGTGCTTTGCAATTAAATTGTGAACAGAACTCACATGGTATTAAATTACAAAGTCCGCCACATTCTGCTAATCAAAGCTACACACTTAAATTTCCATCTGGAAATGTAACTGCTGGTAAATTTTTAAAAGTAGATTCAGTATCAGGTTCAGGAACAACAGGGGTTGGTACAATGACTTTTGCTGATGGTGGTGGTATGGTTAAGCTATTATCACAAACAGCATCAGGAGCATCTACAGTAACTTTTGATAGCACCTATGTGACAAGCACATACAAAGTCTATGAACTTCATTGTACTGCTGTTGATTTATCAAGTGATGGTGGAAATCTAGGAATACAAACATCTACTGATAATGGGAGTTCTTATGAAACAGGCAGTAATTATAAATATGTTAAAAAATATAGTAGAGATGATACAAGTTCAAATTCAATAGCATCAGGACACGGAACAGGAGATGATAGAGCAAGAATATTTGGAACAGGATATGGAGTAGGAACTAATAACAATGAGGGTGGAATGAGTAAGGTGACTATTTTTGATCCATCAGGAACAGGAAAAGGTAAATTTATTAAAACATTTGGTTGTCATTTTGATGAAAACAATAAACTCGTAGTACAAGATCATACCTATGCATTAGATCAATCTGCGGCTATAAATAATTTTAAAATTATTCCAGCTAGTGGAACATTTAGTGGAGTATTTACTTTATATGGAATTACATAAATGGCTCTACTCTTTGCTAAAAACAATTCCCTTTCAGCAGTAACAGCACTTCCAGCCGCAGTATCAGGTGGGGGTCTTAACTTAATATCTACTCAAACTGCATCAAGTTCAGCTTCAATAGAATTTACAAGTGGAATAGACTCTACTTATAAAGAATATGTGTTTAAGTTTATAAATATACACCCAGCTACTGATGGTGCAAAATTTCAATTTCAAACTGATACAGGAACAAATACAAACTATAATCAAACTATTACATCTACAACTTTTTATGCTTTTCATTCAGAAAGTGGTTCAAGTTCAAGTTTGAGTTATGATGGAAGTTATGACCAAGCACAAGGAACTTCATTTCAAGATTTAATTTTTTATCAAGGTAATGATGCAGATCAACAATGCTCTGGAACTTTACAAATTTTTAATCCTTCAAGTTCGGTTTTTGTAAAACACTTTATAGCAAGAGGAGTTAGAGCATCTGCAAACGACCAAATATCTGATGAATATACTGCTGGTTATATTAACACAACGGCAGCTTTAACTAGAGTTAGATTTAAATTTTCAAGTGGCAACATAGATTCAGGAACAATTAAATTATATGGAGTAACCTAATGACTTTTGGTTTAGTAAAACATAATAATAATTCTATATCAGCTATAACAAGTGCTGGACAATTAACTCAAGGTAAAATGACTTTGATAAAAGAACAAACAGCAGATTCAGCTTCTTCTGTTTCTTTTATTCATGGTAGCTCTAGTGTTGTTTTTGACAACACTTATCCTATTTATTTAATAAAAGTTATAAATGCACATCTTGATACAGATGATAGAAATATTGTATTTAATTTTACATCAGATGGTACTAATTTTAATGTAACAAAAACTACAACTAATTTCAGAGTAACGCATCAGGAAAATGGTTCTAATGGTGCAATAGCTTATAGAGAAAATGCAGATTTAGCACAATCAACATCAGATCAACCTTTGGGAGAAGCATTATTAGGTGGAAGTAGTAATGCTGATGGTAGTTCTTGTGCGGAACTTTTAATTTTCAACCCAAGTGATACTACTTTTGTAAAACATTTCATATCACAATCAATAGGTATGACAGCTGGTCAAGGAGCAGAAAGGGTATTTGTTGGTGGCTATTGTAATACTACATCTGCAATCACAGGAATAAAATTTTTAACTGCTGGTGGAAGTGCAACAACAATAGATGGCACGTTTAAACTCTATGGAATAAAAGGAAGCTAATGAGTATTGTAAAATTAAATAATAGATCAGTAAAAGATATAACAGCTTTTGGTTCAATAACTTCTCTTGGAAGTCTTACACATATTGCAACACAAACAGCTTCATCATCAGCAAGTATTAGTTTCACATCAGGGATTGATAGTACTTATAAAGAATATATTTTTTATTTTGTAAATATACACCCATCAGAAGATAATCGGCATTTTTCGGTAAATTTTAGAGATGGCGGAAGTAATTTTGATGCTACAAAAACTACCACATACATAAAAGTTAGACATGGAGAAGATGGTAGTTTAGGTTCGATTGTTTATGATAGTGGTAATGATTTAGCACAAAACACAGGAGATCAAAAGTTACACGAAAGTTTAGGTTATGATAACGATCAAAATTTATCTGGACAACTTATTTTATTTAATCCATCTTCTACAACTTTTGTAAAACACTTCATAACAAATATTAATGCTTCTGCTGGAGTAAATGTTTCAGATCAAGTTCTTGTTTCAGGATATTGTAATGTTACTGCGGCAATTGATGGTGTTCAATTTAAAATGAGTTCTGGAAATATAGATAGTGGACAGATATTGCTATTTGGATTAAATTAAAATATAAGGAGTTATTATGGCAGATAGATATAAATTAGTAAATGGTGAAAGGATAAAACTTACAGCTAAAGAAAATGCTGAAAGAGATGCTGAAGAAAAAGCATGGGCTGATGGAGCATTTGATAGAGCTATTGCATCTTTAAGACAAGATAGAAATAGACTTTTAGCTGAAACAGATTTTTATGCTTTATCTGATGTTACAATGTCAGATGAAATGAAACAATATAGACAGGACTTGCGAGATATTACAGTTGGTCTTGATACAGAAAAAAAAGTTAAAGATAAAAAATTTCCAACTAAACCTTAATAATGCAACTTTCTAAAAATTTCTCTTTAGAGGAAATGGAACGTTCTCAAACAGCTCAACGTATGGGAATAAAAAATAAAGCTGGATCAGGTGAAATTAAAAATCTTACTGATTTATGTTATAATGTTTTAGAGCCTTGTAGAGCAAAATTTGAAAAACCAATTCGTATAAGTTCTGGTTATCGATCAGAAGAATTATGCGTTGCTATTGGTTCAAAAAAAACCAGTCAACATGCTTTAGGAATGGCGGTCGATATGGAGATACCATCAGAAAGTAATTTAAAGGTCGCACTTTGGCTTCAAAATAACGTGGACTTTGACCAGCTCATTCTAGAATACTATACAGGAGAAGCTAACTCAGGGTGGATACATGTATCTTTTCATGAGGGTAACAACAGAAAACAAGTATTAACATTCGACGGAAAATCATATACAAATGGATTACCAGATGCAAAATGGTCTGGTGGTAAATTACAAAACTAAAGGAGAATAATATGCCGTATCATACAGGAAAAGGTGCTCATTCAAAAGGAATGAAAAAAAATAAAAAGAAAAAGAATAAAATGGGCAAAAGAAAAAGAAAATAATGGTTAAAGTAGCATCGATAAAAAACATTGTTAAAGATTTAAAACCCAGACAAAAAAAAACAATGAATCGTCACGCAAGACATCATAGTTTAAAGCATATTAGATCGATGGCTAATGCTATGAAAAAAGGTGCTACTTTTGCTTCTGCTCATAGACGAGCAATGAGGAGTGTAGGAAAATGAGAGGATTTACAACTACATCTACACTAGCAGAAATGATTAATAAAAGACCAATGCGAAAGAGAAGAAGAAATGTCAAAAAAAAGAAAAAGAAGAAAAGTACCAAAAGATAAACGAACAGGATTACCGAAGAAATATCTTGCTGGTTTATCAGGTAGTAAGAGGTCCTCTAGAGCTAGTCTTATAAAAACAATGTCAAGAATTTATAAATCAGGTGGTACTATACCAGCTTATATGTTTAGACAGAGGGTAAAATAATGGCAACAAGAAGACCTTTATCAGCAAGAGTACAAGCAACGTTAAGAGCTAAAGCAAAGAAAAGAAAAGGTATTACTTATGGTACTTTAGCAAAAGTCTATAGACGTGGACAAGGTGCATTTTTAAGTAGCGGATCTAGACCAAGAACATCGATGGCGGCTTGGTCGATGGGAAGAGTGAACTCATTCTTGAGAGGATCAAGAAAACATGATACAGATTTGCGTAGAAAGAAAAAAAGAAGATGAAAACTAATAAAGAAAAATTTGCTGAGATAGATGGTAGAATAAAATTAGTAAATCAAAAAATAGATTTAATAATTAAAAACCATCTTCACCATATGAAGAAAGACATTGATCGTATCTTATATAGTTTAGGTGCGATAGGTTTATTAGTTATAGGTCAACTCCTTTACATTATATCCAAATAGTTGTACAACCCTTAGTATGGGTTTTAAACGAATACTTGTAATATCGGACATGCATGTACCATTCCATCATAAGGATAGTATGGTGTTTTTGCGTGAAATTAAAAAAGAATATAAACCACAGTTTGTAGTCAATATTGGCGATCTTCTCGACTTTCATGCCATATCTATGCACTCACATGATCCAGATTTATTTTCTGCTGGTCATGAATTAAGAGAAGCTAGAAAACATGTAAAAGAATTAGAATCAATCTTTCCTAGAGTTACAGAAGTAGATAGTAATCACTCTAGTTTAGTTTATCGTAGAGCTTTGAAGTATGGAATGAGTAAAGAGTTTCTAAAAGACTACGGAGATTTTTTAGGTACAAAAAAATGGAAATGGGTTGATGATTTAACTCTTACAATGTCTAATGGTCAAAGATGTTTTTTTACGCATGGTCGTAGTGCTGATATTTTAAAGGTATCTCAAACAATGGGTATGTCTGCTGTGCAAGGGCATTATCACACAAAATTTTTAGTATCTTGGTGGGCAAATCCAGATAATTTATTCTTTGCTATGAATGTAGGTTGTTTGATCAACCAAAAGTCGATGGCTTTCAATTACGCAAAAAATTTCAAAACAAGGTTTATTCTAGGTTGTGCTGTAATAATAGATGGGTATCCGAAATTACTACCAATGGTCTTGAATTCTAAGGGAGATTGGATTAAAACCCTTGTATGAGTTCTAATAAGCTAAAAAATACCCTGTTAAAGAGCCATAGAGCCACGCAGAGTAACGAATCAGCTTTTTCCGAGCAAGTGGGTGGAGATTGGTATAAGAAGCTAAAAATCCAGCCTTTAGACTATGCTATGGATAATAATCTTAATGCCTGTCAGGTCAAAGTAGTGAAATATATTTCAAGATACAATTTAAAACATAAAAATATAAAAGATCAGATTAAGGACCTAAATAAAGCAAAACATGTTATAGATATGCTAATAGAAAAAATACAACAGAAATAATTATGTGGTTAAATATTGCATCTAAGTTAGTACCAGGAATAATTAAAACAGGAATGTCTATTGCTACAAATCGAAGACGAGCAAAAGAATTTGAATCAGTTGCAGAAATGCGTCACGCAGAAAAAATGGCTAATGGAGAAGTAGAATATCAAAAAGCTGTAATGCAAAATAATCAACAAGGGTGGAAAGATGAATTCGTATTAATTTTAGTTTCAGCTCCTGTGATGTTATTGATTTGGAGTATCTTTAGTGATGATCCAGAAATTATGGAAAAGGTCGATAAGTTTTTTAATCAATTTAATAATATGCCCTTTTGGTATCAAGCATTATTCATAGGAGTAGTAAGTGCCATTTATGGTCTTAAAGGTGCAGACATCATAAAAAAAAAATAATATAAATTAAATTCTAAATAAGTTATATTGCATTATGATCGATGCAGTAATTACAGATTTAGAAATGCAAATAGAAACATCAGCTTCTATGTATGGACACTATGTTGCTTTTAGATTCATAGATGTTACTCCTAGCTTTCCTAGAGTTAGCGATATGGTTCAACAAGTAAAAGAACGTGATGATGTTACTCTAGTAGATTACAATTATTCTTTTGAAAGAATAGATGAGAATACAGATATTTCTAATTTTGAAGTTACTAGACATTAAGGGCGATTTCTCGCCCTCAATATAAACATTAATGTTTTAATGTAAGTTTATCTATCGCTAACTGATTGATAGATTTTTGCTTTAGATTCTCACAATAAGAATGACCATTATTAGCTTCTACTTTTTTTAAAAGATAATATGCTTTTCTTTTTCTGTAAGTTGCTCTAATTTCTTTATACCTATCATCTTGAGTAGCTTTTACTTTAGCAAGAGCTATTGAACATTTTAGATTTTCAACTTTTTCAGTAATGATGTAATCTAATTGTTCTTGCAGTTGATCTTTTATTTCCTCGTAATCATCTTCTGCTTTGATTTTATTTTTATCTAAAGCATTAAGATAGACAAGGATTTTATCAGGATCAAAGACTTTAGGTCTATGCTCTATGTACTTATCTAAAGTATCGTTACTCATTAATCACCTAATTGGTTTTCGTATTCCTCTGGATTAAAATCAGTCGC